CGTCCTCCTGCATCACACCAGCTCCTTCTCTTCCGCGAGCCACTCGGGGCATTCGAACTCCACTTCGTCCCCCTTCTCGCTTCCCTCCAGGTCCTCGCACTGGGAGAGGGGGAACCAGACTTCCACCGTATCGAATGAGGAGCCGTCCACCTCGCTCACCTCCACGAGGACGGCCTTAGCCGTCGCCGCCTTCACGATCCCGCTGACGCTGACGTACTCCATGCTTCGTTCCTCCTTCCGAGAAAGTTCCCCCGGCCGAACGGCACCGCGCCGCTCCGGTATCCCGCCGCCGGGACGACCCCACTGGTGTGGGACGCGGGGCCGGGGGTGTCAGAAAAGGACGGGGCTCCGGGCCTCTACCACATCCGCAACCCTTCCTGGTCGGTTGAGTTTTCAGCGTACGTGAACCCGGAGCCCCCAAGATCATTTTACTCGAAGCGGGGCTTCCGTCCCAGCTTGATGGACTCCTCCCGCTCGTGCCACGCTTGCTGTACGGCCCGGCGCACCCGGCGCTCAAGCCCGTCCCGCTCGATCACCCGGATGAGATCCTCCCGGTAAAGCCGTCCCTCCATCCCGGCGAGCCCCCGGGGGTCCAGGTACGCCCCTGCCTTCCTGATGACGCCCGCCTCCACGAGGAAGTCTACTTCTCCTCCCAACGTATCGACACCATAATCATAGAAAATGTCGAACGCTGCGCTCCGCTTCTTCCCGGTCAGGTGGTTCTTCGTGACGTCGGCCTCGGACTTCACGCCGGTCTTCAGCTTCGTCTTCTTGTCGACGTGCTGCCCGACGGATTTCAGCCATACCTCGTGCTGCGCGTAGAACTTCCAGGCTCTCCCCCCGCTGTACCGTTGCTTTGACTGCCCCGGCATGGCCCCGATATTATCCCGCGTCTGGAAGATGCAGAGGACATGGCTACGGGAGTCCCTGATTCGCTTCTTCACGTTCCGGAGGAGCTGCCCCGCTACCTTCGGCTTCTCCCCTCCGAAGCTCCCCTTGACCTCTTTCTCCTTCTCCCGGGCCTCCCGCTGCTCCTCCAGCTTCTCCTGCTCCTCCTCGGAGGAGAGGGCGTCCACGCTGTCGACGATGTAGAGGAACGGGCGCCCGTCCTCCAGGGCGCGGATCACGTTGTCATGGAAGTCCTGGATCGTGTCGCTGTAGAGCGGCTCCCCGTCCTCGTCCTCCCGCGGGGGCTCGATCCGCCCGGCCACCTTCCGGCCGAGGAGGCGAGGGATGTCGATCCCGGAATTCGTCTCGACCCAGTCCCCGATGAAGCGATAATCGTCGAAGCGCCTCCGCGTCGCGCACTCGGCGAACTCCGTCAGGGCCAGGACTGTCTTCCCGGAATCCGAGTTGCCGATGAGGAGGTCGATCCGCCCCATCTGGTATCCGCCCTCCGCGTGGTCGGAGAGGGCGAGGTCCAGCATGGTGGAGCCCGTGGGGATGAGCGTCTCCGGGTTTACGCTGGAGGGAACTTCGTCCTGCTCCTCCCTCTCCTCCGCCGGCTCACGGGACCTCCTCCGGACCTGCTCCGCGATGGGGGCGGGAGCCCCTGGCACGTTGGTCCTAGCCACGGGCAGCCTCCTTCTCGTACTCCCCGAGGAGGAACTTCTCGAAGCGGTCCTCCCGGAAGACCCACTGCCCCCCGACCTTGTGCCCGAGGTCGTAGCGCCGGATCCAGTTGATCAGGGTGATCTCCGGCCTTTTCGGGAGGCCGAGCTGCTCCATCCGGTCGTTCGCCTCCTGGAGCACCAGCATCCTCGGCAATCGCTCTTCCGTCGTCATCGTTTCCTCCTGCGGGGCTGATCGGTTTGAGTGAGGGACCGAGGGCTGGTACGTTCTTTCGATCACCCCATGCGGGGCTACACCGCCAGTTCCCTCGGTTCCTCACGTCCTACCTACCAGCGGTCACTTCTTCTTGGCGGCCTTCCGCGCGTCCTGCTCGTCCGCGCACCGTTCCCAGACGTCGCACTTCTTGCACTCTGGCTTATCGTCCGTGTCCTCCCCGAACTCGTGGCCGTGGGGGCAGTCCCCGGCGGCGTCCTTCTTCCCCTTCTTCCCGGCGGGCTTCTCCGGCTCCGGGTCAGGAGCCTTCCCGCGCGTCCGCCCGGTCTTCGGCTTCTCCGGCTCGGGCTCGTCGATTCCCTCCAGCATCTCCTCCAACGCCTCCCTGAGCTCCTTCCGGAGGGACTTCCGAGCGTTCTTGTCCCCCTTCTTGCTGGCCTTCAGGTCGCCCGCGTCCAGCTCGACGTCGAACTCCTCCGCCAGCGCCGCGATGTCGTCGTGGTCCGCGTCGGCGATCTCGTCCAGGGCTTCCCTGATCCGGTCCTCGTCCGGCCCCTCGTCCTCCGGGGGTTCCGGCTCTGGCTCCGGCTTGCGGGTCCTGCCGCGGGGCTTCTCGGGCTCCGGCTCCTCCTCGGCCTTCTGACGGCGGGAGCGTGGCTTCTCCTCCTCTTCCGGTTCCTCCCTCCGCTTGGGTTTCTCCTCGTCCTCCTCGTCCGCCCCCATCATCAGGCGCTCTAGGGCCTCATAGGAGAGGAGGTTCAGGCAGTCGTCCAGCGAGGGGATCTCCCCGAGCTTCGAGAAGTCCACCCGCTGCCCCTTCTCCGCGTCCTCCAGGTCCACCTTCTGCGCCGGGTAGAACGCGTGCTTGTTGAACGCGTCCTCCCCGAACCGTACCTTCAGGATCGGGCCGTCCTCGTCCCAGGGGAAGGGCTCCGACGCGTCCTGCTCGTCGATCTCGTCCTCCAGCAGGCGGCCGAACCCGGGGCCCTTGCTCATGGAGTTCGGCTGGTCGAGCAGGAGGAGCTTCTTTAGGTCGTCCTCCACGTCCACGCAGAGGTAGAGCGCCCGGTTGGAGGCGGAGAGCGCTCCGATGACCTTCTTCCCCTCCTCGTCGTCCCGGTCGTACCGCGCCCGCGCCCGCTCCTTCTCCTCGCAGACCGGGCAACGCTTCCCGTACGTCCCCTTCGGGCAGACGGCGCTCCGGTTCTCCGGCCCGAGGTTCTTGTGGACCGAGTACGGCCGGCGGAACATCTCGTCCCCCAGCCGGTGGTCCGGGTGGTTCTCGTCCTTGCGCGGGTAGGAGATGAGCTTCAGGTATGCCGTACCCTTCCGCTCCCGCTTGTAGAGCTCGACCCCCTCCGGGATCTTGACGGGCCAGTCCCCACCGCGCTCCTTCTGCTGCTCCTCGCGCGTCTCCCTCCACGCGCTCCTCCGGTCCTCTCCCCCGCATCCGCCTCTCGTCCTCATTCCGCTTCCTCCTCTTTGGCGTGGTGCCGTCGGATCCTCCCGACGGCGAGCATGATGGCGTGCAACCTTGCGATGTGGGCCTCCTTCTGCCGGTAGACGGCGTAGGCGATAGCTCCGGCAAACGTCCCGAGGAGGACGGGCGCGACGGCGAAGAGGCCGACGAACGCTAGGAGCGCCCAAACCACCCGTCCCCAGTCCGGGGTCACGTCCGCCTCCTCGCCTGGCGGTCGGCCAGCTTGTTCCGGAACGCCTCCCCCCGGTCCTCCGCCACGCGCTCCCGCATGAACGAGAGGTCGTGGGGGAGCGGGGAGGAGCCGGCGAAGTACTGGGCGAGGAAGAGCCGCGTGGCATTCTCCAGCGCGTCCTTACGGTGCCCGAGCGCCCAGAGCGCCTGCTGGTAGGCGTCCGCTTCCTCCGTCGCCGCCAGCCACTCCTCCTTCGCCGCCAGGTGCTCCGGGTGCGTTCGGTACATGGCCTCCAGGATCTTGTCCGTCGGCTTGGAGGAGGTCTTGGAGAGGAAGCGGAGGATCAGCTCGGAGCGGACCTGCTTCACCCGCTCCTCCGCCCGCTTCGCCCTCGCCGTCGCCCCGGCGGAGAGCCGGGCGTACCGCGCGTAGAGCTGGGGCTGCCTCCACCACTCCCGGTCCAGCGCGTCCAGGTCGATCGCCATATCCGCGGCGAAGTCCGGGGTCTCGCCCCCGGAGGGCTCACGCTCCTGCTCCGGTTCCTTCCCTCTCTGTCTCATCTTTCACTTCCTCCGTTCAAGTTGATGAAATGCCGGTCTCTCCCGGCCGCCACGCTCCCCGATCCCTGAAGGATCGTCCGTCTCCGCCAGAGGCCCTCACGGGCTTACCGGCGGGGCGGTTCTTCCTGAGTCTCGACCGCAGGGGCGTTCCCGTACGTCATTCGCGCTCAGTTCGCGTCTGCCACGTTCTCCGGATGGTCCTGGCAGAGTTCCCCTCATTGATACCTCCGGGGGAAAGAGCCGGTTCATTCAAAAGGGGACTTCCCCATTATAGCCGCAGGTCCGGAGGTGCTCCTCCCAGAGCTCGCGCTTGAGCTGATGCCAGCGCCCGAGCACCGTCCCCCGGCTCTTCTGTCGCCAGGTCCTCCGGTCATCATTCCAGGACCAGAGGAGTTGGAACACCTCCGCGAACGTCAGGCCCGTCCGCATGGAGCGGTAGACCAGGCCGCAGACGGGGCAGGTCATTTCCCGCAGACTACGGTGTAGGCGGAGAGCGTGATCGCCGGCCAGCCCATGTCGTAGGTCGGGGAGGCGAAGGCGTCCAGCATCAGCGCCGCGCGGTTGTTCTCCCCTCCGAGTAGGACGCTCTGCGCGTAGCCGAGCACCATGCGGCGGATGCTCTCCGGCTCCTGGTCCTGGAGGGTCTTCAGGAGCGCGGAGACGGCCCCCCACTTCGCGCCCTTCAGGAGAGCGCGGCAGAGCTCGATCGCCTGCCCCTCCTGCGCCACGGCCGCCTCCAGCGCGGCGAGCTGGTCCTCCCTCGGCAGGTCGATCACGGCCTCCAGCGCCACGAGCGCCGCGCGGGGGGAGCCGAGGCAGTCCCGCGCGATCCGGTCCAGGACCTCCTCCCCGATCCTCCGGCGCTCCGCTCGGCAGGTCCGCTGGAGCAGGCCGACGATCTCCCCCTCCGAAAGTGGCTTTACCTCGAAGGTCGAGCACCGGCTCCGGATGGCGGGGAGGAGCATGGACGGGGACGTGGTGCAGAGGAAGAAGAACACGTGCTTCGGCGTGTCCTCCAGGGCCTTCAGGAGGGCGTTCTGCGCTGGGTTCTTCTCGCTCGCCCCTCCCTGCCCCAGCATATGGACCTCGTCGAGGAGGAACGCCCTCGCCGGGCCGGAGCCGGGCCGGAACCGCATCTGCTGGCGGATCTCCCGCACATCGTCTATCCCCCGGTAGGCCGCCGCGTCGAGCTCCCGAAAGTCCGGCTCCGCCACCTCGAACGCGGACGCCATGATGCGTGCCAGGGTTGTCTTCCCGGTCCCTGGGGGCCCCGTGAACAGCATGGCGCGGTTCAGGTCCTCCCGAGGCTTCCCTAGGACGGAGCGGAGCTTGTCGACGGTCGCCTTGTTCCCGACGATGGCGTCCAGGTCCGACGGGCGGTGCTTGGTGTAGAGGCTCATCCTAGTTTCCTCTTCAGCAATTCAACTTCGGCCATCAGAGGACCAACCTTCTTCGCTGTGTTGATAGCGTGGAGGATCTTGGAGATCCGATCCGGTTTGTCATCGAGGGCATCCCGGCCGGCGAGAACCGAATCAACAGCACACAACTCATCGACAAGGCGTTTCCCCTCGGGGCCGATTGCCGCGTTCCATGCGTCCCGTGCCACCTGTTCTCCGGCCTTCCATTCCCGCTGATTGAAGCTCGTCCGACGCATTGCCCACCACTCGTTGAAGGTCATCTCTTCCTCCTCTCAGAACAGAACCGTGGCCCCGCAGGTCAGGCACTCCCAGCCTTCCTTTCGCTTCCTCGCGTACTTGTGCCGACAACCACAGTCGATCTCCCTCACCTCGGACTTCCCGTGCCAGCTCCCGTCCACCTCCCCCGCCTCGACCTCGACCTTCAGGGGGATGGCGATCCAGGGCCACGCCCGCCGGATGTCCCTCGTGCCGATCCGGACCAGCGCGTCGACGAAGGGGTCCGTCTCGGAGGGTTCGCTGCTGTTGACGTCGGAGTCGTGGATCTGCCCTATTATAGCCGTGAGCCAGTCCCTCCGCTGGATCTCCTCGTCGAGCTCGATCACGGTCCAGAGCAGGCAGTGGAAGGAGGGCCCCTGGATCGGGTAGTTGCAGACCTGCTTGCGGTTCATCGGCCCGAGGCAGCGGAACCCCGTGACGAGCTCCACGTACCCGTCCCGGTCGAACCTCCGGCAGGTCTCCTCCTTCCACTTCGAGTAGACCTTGAAGCGCTCCTTCCAGAGCACGTCCTCCGCCTTCTTGACGCGGGCCTCGAAGGCGTCGTAGTTGCGAACCTTCATCCGGTCCTTCAGGTGCTCCTTCAGGGGCTTGCCGCCGGGGCCCTTCAGGGAGTGCTTGTCGATGGCTCGCCAGAGGTTCGGGGCGCACTGTCCCCAGAACGAGCCGTAGAACTGGGGGAACACCCAGCCGTTCTTGCAGTAGAACCGGACCTCTTTCCCCTCCTTCGTCTTCCAGTAGGGGTCGTCCGGGGGGATACCGAAGAGGTCCTCCCCCGCGTCCCGGTGCATGTCCCCCTTCCCCTCCAGGTAGGTGACCATATTCGGGTCCTGGTGTACGCACGCCCCCACATGAACTTCGAGTCCGGAATAGTCCGCCTCCAGGATGCGCTGCCCCGGCCAGGGCAGGAACGCCTCCCGCACGAGCTTCCCCTGCACGGGGTCGCGCACGGGGAAGTTCTGCGCGTTCGGGTTCGAGCTGCTCCCTCGGTACGAGCGTGCCCCTCCCGTGTCCCCGTCGTCCCGCCCGGCGCCCAAGTGATAGAAGGGTCGGAGCACCCCTCCAACCTGCTCCCGGAGGATGCCGAGGACGTACGTGCCGAGGGTCTTGTCCAGCACGCGCCACTCGATCAGCTCTCGGATGCCGGGGGCGTCCGTCTCCTCCAGGGCGTCGCGGGAGGTGCTTGCGTTCCCCTTCGCCGTCTGCTTCGTCGGCTCGTAGCCCATCTCCCGGTAGAGGACCTGCGCGAGCTGGGGGTCGGAGCCCAGCGTCATGTCCTTCCCGTAGCGCTTCCGCCAGCGCCGGCCGACCTCGGAGGCCAGGAAGCGCTCCTCGGCCAGGCGCAGGCGCCGCTCCAGGACGCGGCGCTGATGCTCCAGGTAGGGGACGTCGACAAGCATTCCCTTGTTCTGAACTCGGTTCAGCGCGACGGCCCCGCGGTGGAGGAGTTCGAGCGCGTCCCGGGAGGTGGGTTTGAGGGTCACTTCTTGAGTTCCTCTACGCAGGAGGAGCAGAGTCCGGGTACCGCGCCGCACTCGTTCATGTAGATTACGAATTGCTCCAGGGTTCTCAGGGGAGTGGCGCAACGGACGCAGCGCCTCACGTTCGGGAAGCCCTCCGGCGGGGGAAGGACGTCTGGCTTGAGCCCCCGGAGCCGCAGGACCTCCGTCTGTAGCTCCTCGTTCCTCTGGACCAGGGAGAGCACCTCCCCGACAACCTCCCCCAGCGACTGGGCTACCTCGACGAGCTTCGACTTGGTCACGGTTCATTCCTCCTTACAGGCCGAATCCAGACTTCTGCTCCCCGTTCTCTATGGTCTTCATGTCATAGGGCTTGGGGTCTTGCTTCGGGTAGGGGAACAGCCCGAACTTCTCCGTCACCCACTTCACCATCTCCTTCTTCTGCTTCTTGGACCTCGAGAGCGGGTAGAAGTACCTATGCTTCTGCGGGAGCGTGATGGGGCTGTATCCCCTCTCCCTCATGGCCTCGACGGACATGGTCCCGAACGTATCGGAGATCGTCTTCTGGTGGAAGACGTGCCCCTTCTTCTCGAACGCTAGCTTCTCGCTGGTCTTCCCCGCGTAGAGCCAGTTCGTGGCCTGGTAGATGTACCCGCAGTGGCTCCACTTCGCGTCGGCGTAGGAGACCAGGAGTTGCCCCCTCTCCAGCTCCGAGAGACAACGGGCTATGAAGAAGCTCGCCAGGTTTTTCTCGGACCTCTCCAAGCAGAGGCGAGCCAGTTCCAGGACGGGCCAGGGAACTCCTACGTGGAGTCCCTTCGTCGTTCCTACTCGGAAGACGCAAGCGCCGAATAGAGTATGGTCCTCCCGTCGGATCAGGCCGAACACATGAGAGGAGGAGGGCATCTTTCTGGAGTAGTGATGCGTACAGACGAAGGCTTCTGCTCGCTTCGAGGCCACGGGATGGACTACATACTCCTCTTCCAGGGTCATAGCAACGTTCCCATCTGCCTAAGCGCCAGCCGGTGCTCCAGCAGCGCGTCCATCCCATTATAGCGGAGCAGCTTCTCCGGCTCCCTCGCCAGGAACTCCGGCATGCGGTTGAAGGCGTTCGCCCCGT